CTTCCCTGAGATTAAATGTGGTTGGGCATATGCAATTCAATGTATAGACCCTAACGATGGTAAGGTCAAAGTATTAAACCTTAAGAAAAAACTAATGGAACAAATCATGGTAGCAGCTGAAGATCTTGGAGATCCTACTGATGCAGAAAAGGGTTGGGACATTTATTTTCAAAGAGTTAAGACTGGACCAATGGCTTTTAATGTTGAATATAGACTTCAAGCATTAAAATGCAAAAACAGAGCATTAAGCGAAACTGAAGCCGCAGCTATCGAAGAACTTCGTTCAATGGATGACGTCCTTCCAAGACCTACTCCTGATGCTCAACTTGAGTTACTTCAACGAATAACTCAACCTTCTGGTGCAGAAGCTCCTGAAGAAGTAAGTAAAGAGTTTAATATATCATGATTGGTGTAGGAAAAGATTTTCCAGATTTTAATTACTTAGAAGGAGTAAATCCTAGTAATGAAATAATATCTATAGATATGTATTCTCAAATGAGTATCTCAGATTGGAAAATTGTATACTTTTATCCCAAGGACTTTACTTTTATTTGTCCAACAGAAATATCCCAAATGGATATATTAACTGAACACGCTAGTGTTATGGGCATAAGTGGAGACAATGAGTTTTGTAAACTCGCTTGGAAACAAAGTAATCCAATGATTGAAAATATTAATCACATTCTTGCGGCAGATTGTGGACTAGATCTTGCAAATGAATTAGGTATTGTGCAAGACGGAGTCTGTTTAAGAGCAACTTATATTGTTGATCCTAGTGGAACAATTCAACATGTATCGGTAAATGCTTTAGACACAGGAAGAAACGCTCACGAAATTCTTAGAACTTTAAAAGCACTACAAGCTGGTGGACTCACTGGTTGTAATTGGCAAGAAGGGGAAGATTTCGTAGCATGATTTTATTTACGGCAGACTGGCATATAAAGCTGGGGCAAAAGAATGTACCTTTGCCGTGGGCGTGCTCAAGATTTGAGCTCTTTTTTGAAGAAATAAGACAAATCGAGGATACAGTTGATATACATATAATTGGTGGTGATCTATTTGATAGAGTACCAACAATGGACGAATTAACTTTATACTTTGATTTTGTCGGTGGAGTTTCAATTCCAACATATATTTATGATGGAAACCATGAAGCAACAAAAAAGAATAAAACATTCTTTTCAAACTTAAAGAGGGCTACTCAAAATGTGAATGAGCTTGTTACAATAGTAGACAAGACTACAGAATTTGAGTGGGGAACAATTTTACCTTATGCAGACTTACATAAGAAGGGTGGCATTGAGAAATGTAATACTAACAAACCTCTTTATACTCACGTGAGGGGTGAAATACCTCCTCACGTAACACCCGAGGTTGACTTAGATAGGTTCAAAGACTTTCCTGTAGTATATGCTGGTGATCTTCATGCTCACAGTAATACACAGAGAAATATAGTCTATCCAGGCAGCCCAATGACTACATCTTTTCATAGAGAAATAGTTAAGACAGGATATTTAATAATATCTTTTAATAATAAGTGGGAGTGGCATGAGTTTGATCTACCACAATTACTTAGAAAAACAATAACAAGTGAAGACGAAATGATACCAACTGACTATCATCATACGATCTATGAGATAGAGGGCGATGTAGCAGATTTGGCAACCGTTAAGAACTCCGAGTTATTAGATAAGAAAGTAGTAAAACGAAGTAGTGAATCTACTTTGAACTTAAAGGACATGACGATAGATGAAGAATTAATAGAATACTTTACAGCAATTCTTAATCTACCTGACGATAAAATACAAAATATAATGGGAGTGTTTAGTGATTACTCTAAAGAAGCTACAATGGGATAACTGTTTTAGCTATGGAGAAGGAAATAACCTTGACCTAGCAGACAGTAATCTTACACAACTTGTTGGTACTAACGGACAAGGAAAATCTAGTATACCTCTTATATTAGAGGAAGTTCTTTTCAATAAGAACTCAAAAGGCATTAAGAAGCAAGAAATACAAAATCGCTTTATAAATAAGGGATATCATATTAATCTTACCTTCGATGTAGATGAAAATAATTATGAAATAGACATCATACGAAAGGCGTCTATTAAGTGTAAACTCTACGAAAATGGAAAAGATATTTCTTCTCACACAGCTACCAATACATACAAAACAGTACAAAATCTACTTGGACTAGATTTTAAGACTTTTACTCAACTTGTATATCAAAATACAAATATGAGTCTACAGTTTCTAACTGCTACAGACACAAATCGTAAGAAGTTTCTAATAGAACTTCTCAAATTAGACGAGTATGTAGAGTTTTTTGAAATTTTCAAGACACAAGCAAGAGCAGTACAGTTACAAATTAATTCTCTAGAGAGTAAGTCAGACACGATAGTAAAATGGTTAGATGAAAATAAACTCGAGACTACTAACATACTAGAGATAAAAAATGTTCCAATATATTCATCAGAAGATGAGAAGACATTAAGGCGGTTACGAAACGATTTTGAAAAAATCTCCGAGAAAAACAAAAAAATTATAGATAATAATTTCTATAAAGAGTCGATAGATCGTCTTGAAAGTAATTCAGAGAGAGCATATGCAGGTGATAAGATTGATCTTGACGCTAAACTGGAGACACTTGGCACTATAAATGCCAACTTGCTCTTTGCCAATGAACACTTAGACAAATTATCCGATTTATCAGGTAATTGTCCTACCTGTGAACAATCCGTAGGAACTGAAGTTCATAATAGAATAAAGGACGGGTACAAAGTTGTGAAGACTGCAGCAAGTGAAGACAAAGCAGTTATAGAAGCTGCAATAGAGGAAGGCAAGCACCATAATAGGAGAATTTCCACAAGAGATAGGCTTCAGGACGAATTTGAAGAAGCCGTTCGCCGTTGGGATAGTTTTTTACCTTCCGAAATTTTGGACGGAGAGTATTTATCCCATGAGATTGACGAACTTTCTTCCAAAATCTCTCGTTTATCTGACGATATACAGAGAATCTCTGCCGAGAATATGAAGGCGGAACGCCATAATACTCGTCTTGAGATAATTCAAGAACAAACGGATAATATGGAGAAAGAACTGGAAGAAATTGTCGCAGCGTTGGGTAAAGTTGAAGAGCGAGCAACGTACTTGGAGATACTTAAAAAAGCTTTCTCCACTAACGGACTTCTCGCATACAAGATAGAGAACCTTGTAAAAGATCTCGAACAACTTACGAACGAGTACTTAGCTGAACTATCTGATGGTCGTTTCAGTTTAGGGTTCGTAGTTACAAACGATAAGTTGAATGTGGAGATTACAGATAATAGTAAGATAGTAGATATTCTAGCACTTTCCTCTGGAGAGTTAGCAAGAGTTAACACATCTACTTTGCTTGCAATAAGAAAATTAATGAGTAGTATTTCTAGCTCAAGAATAAATACGCTATTTCTTGATGAAGTTATAGCTGTACTTGATGACAATGGCAGAGAAAAGCTAGTAGAAATTCTACTTCAAGAGGACTTAAATACATACATAGTATCGCATGGTTGGACACACCCGTTATTAGCGAAGATAGATGTTATAAAAGAAAACAATATATCGAGATTAGAATGAAACAGATATTAATTGATATAATTTATATAGGTACGAGACTTATAGTTCTTGCTACTTGTATATATTTATTTATAGGATAACAAATGAAATTTACAGATGCAGGTAAATTAGAAGATAATAACAACCTACTTATAGTAGATGGGTTAAATGTTGCATTTAGATGGCGATATAAAAGAGTGCCTTATTATACAAATGATTACGTAAGAACAGTAGAGAGTCTTGCTAAGTCGTATAACTGTGGTAAGATAGTAATTCTTGCAGACGGTGGTAGCACTTATAGAAAAAATCTCTACCCAGACTATAAAGCAAATCGTAAAGATAGGTATAAAGATCAAACAGAAGCAGAAAAAGAAGAGTTTACACAGTTCTTAGCTGAGTTTGCAAACGCCTTTAAAAGATTACAAAATAAAGGTCATTTAATAATTAAGCAAAGAGGCTTAGAAGCAGATGATCTAGCTGCATGGATAGTAGGAAAACGAAGAAAATTTGGCATTGATGAGACTTGGTTAATATCGTCAGATAAAGACTGGGATTTACTTATAGATGATGATGTATCTCGTTTTTCAACTGTAACTCGTAAAGAGGTTACAGTAGATAACTGGGACGAACACTACAATTTCGACAAGGAAATGTTCCTTACATTCAAATGCTTAGCAGGAGATGCAGGAGATAACATACCCGGAATTAAAGGTATCGGACCAAAAAGGGCGGAAACATTAATAGAGCAATATGGAGATTTATTTGACATATATAATGCCTGTCCAATAGAAAGTAAATATAAATTTATACAAGAATTAAACGAAAATGCAGATAGATTATTGTTAAACGCAGAGCTTATGGATTTAGAAAGCTACTCCGAACAGGCATTAATAGAAGCAGAAATGAACTTAGAGGATTTATCCTCAAAAATACAAACACATATGAACGGGAGTAGTTAATGGCAAGTACAAGAGCACAGGTTGTCACAAGAAGAACATATAATAGACCTCTAAATGCAGAGGGAACTAAATTCGAGACGTGGGAACAAACAATAGGGCGAGTAATAGCCCACCAAAAATGGTTATGGGAAAGAGCAAAAGGGGAAGAAACCCTTACAGAAGTTGAGTGGAATGAATTAGAGGAACTTCAAAACTTATTATTAGAAAGAAAAGCTGCAATGGCAGGTAGAACACTATGGTTAGGAGATACTGAAATATCTCGAAAAAGAGAAAGCTCTATGTTTAACTGTTCTTTTACAATAGTAGAAACAGTATATGACATAGTAGATGTTCTATGGCTTTTATTACAAGGATGTGGAGTAGGTTTTAAACCTATTACAGGTACTTTAAATGGTTTTTATAAGCCAATAGAAGATATTAGAGTAATACACACAAAAAGAACTGGAAAAGGCGGTCTAGAAGATAATGTAGAAGATTGGGATCCAGATACTAAAATATGGACAATTACTGTTGGAGACTCCGCAGAAGCATGGGCAAGAAGTGTGGGTAAATTATTAGCTGGTAAATATCCTGCTAAAACTTTAATACTTGATTTTTCTCAAATAAGACCTGCGGGTGAAAGACTTAAAGGATATGGTTGGATTTCCTCTGGGAGTGAAGCTATCGGTAGAGCATATCTTGAAATAGCTAAAATATTAAATCTAAGAGCTGGTAATCTTTTAAGAAAGATGGACATATTAGATATAGTAAATTGGTTAGGAACAGTTCTTTCTTCTCGTAGAAGTGCTGAAATAGCTTTATTTGATTACGGTGAGCCCGAGTGGCACGATTTTGCCGTAGGTAAAAAAGATTGGTGGTTAACAGGTAACGAACAAAGACAACAAAGTAATAACTCTTTACTCTTTAGATATAAACCAAAGAAAGAAGAATTAGCAAATATTTTTGAAATTATGGCAGATGCAGGCGGCTCTGAGCCGGGCTTCATCAATGGAATGGCTGCATTAGAAAGAGCTCCTTGGTTTAAGGGGGTCAATCCTTGTGCAGAAATATTATTAGGAAATAAAACTTTCTGTAATCTAACTGAAATAGATTTAGGAAAATTCGTAGGAGACCAAGCAGGTCTAATACAAGCGCTAAAATTAGTCGCGCGAGCTAACTACAGACAAACTTGTGTAGATTTAAATGATGGAGTGCTTCAAGAAGCATGGCATCTTAATAATCAATTTTTACACTTATGCGGAGTAGGGCTCACGGGAATAGCTAGAAGGAGGAATTTAGGAGCCTATGACTACAAACAAATGCAAAGAGTCACTACATCAGCAGCATACCGTATGGCTGATGAATTGGATCTTCCAAGACCCAAAAATGTTACAACTGTCAAACCCAGCGGAACTTTATCAAAAATTATGGATACTACTGAGGGTGTGCATAAGCCTCTTGGTAAATATATCTTTAATAACATTAACTTTTCTAAGCATGATCCTCTTATTAGTACTCTCCGTAGTGCTAATTATAACGTATTTGATCACCCTTCCGATCCAGAGGGTGTCTTGGCTACTTTCCCCGTTAATTACGACGATGTGGAGTTCGACAAGGAAAGTGGTAAAGAGGTCAATTTGGAAACAGCAATCGAACAACTCGAAAGATACAAATTAATTCAGAATAACTGGTGTCAACAAAATGTTAGTGCAACAATTAGTTACAGCCCTGATGAAGTAGATGGAATAGTTGACTGGTTATATAGCAACTGGGATCAATATGTTGGAGTAAGTTTTATATATAGAAATGATCCAACAAAAACGGCAAAAGACTTAGGTTATTTATATTTGCCACAAGAAGTAGTTACAAAACAAGAGTATGAAAACTACATAAATAAGCTTCTTCCAATAGATTTAGAGAAAGTAGAAAATACTTTCTTAGAGATTGAAGATGAAGAATGTGCAACGGGCGCTTGCCCAATTAAATAAGGAGAAGATCATGGCTGCAGAAGTTACAGATCAAGAACCAGTATTAGTTCTAAACGACAAAAAATACATTATTAGTGAGCTTGAACCTCAAGCACAATATTGTGTTGGTCAAATGAATTTTATTCAACAAAATATTAGTAAAGCTCAAGAAGAGCTGGATAGACAACAAATGGCTTACAACGGTTTTCAAGCAAATCTAACAGCTATGTTGGAAGAACCTGATACTGAAGAAACTGCGGAAGCAGAATAACTAAAGCCCGCACTAAGCGGGCTTTTTTAATTATAGTGTTAAACTAATTATCCTTCTAGTATTGCTATTCTTGCTTCTAATTCTTGTATTGTTTTTACTAATAAAGGTATAAGTTTGCTTTGGTCTATTTCCTGATTCACATCTCTTGTATGACTAGCTACCCAAGTTGAGTCTGATGG